CAATGGTTAGGCGCCGAAATTGAGGAGGTCACCGACGGCTTGATTGAAATTACGATCGACCGTCTTGTTCATGGCAAGGACATCTTGAGTACGGAAGAACTTACCGATATTCTCGATAACATTGCCTCCTCTGCCCTCTTCGGGCTCATCCCGACTCTAATGGCTATCGGTAACACCTCTCGTTTCATTGCTCATGATTTTGGAGCAACAGACGTTAACGGTGACACTGATGCCTAGGCGTCCTTCGCAGCCTTTCGATGTTATATCGTCGGGCTCTATATTGTCACTCAGCTCTTTCTATAACCAGGCTGTCGTTATCGACACCCAAGCTCGGTTACTCAGCGAGATGTTTTACGCTGACCCGATACTTTTCCTTCTAGGAAACTATCATAGATACCTGAAGTTGACACGCTATTTTGTTCGCGTGGTAGACAAACCGGTGCCTGAGTTAACGCTACGGACGAAGAACATCTACTTCTTTTCTGTTCAAGCGATTCGTCGCTACCAGAATCGAAAGAAGAAGCTCTCCGAGCCGAGCCCATCATGGCATCAACGTCGATCGCGCTCCGTCTACGGTACTACTCAGTATAGAAACACTCTGAGTCATACCGTTCAACAACTCATGGGGGCTGGCTTTGTATCACCATCCTCACTCGCCTCGACGCAAGTCGATCTTACGTACTATTCTGATGCTGGCGTCATGCGTGAGCATGTGTCATTCGATAATCTACTGGACTTCGTCAAGTACGAAATGTCTCAGTATATCGGGTCCACATTCCGCCGTACGACCAATCTATCACGGTACGGGTCAGCTATCCTTTCTGGACTAACTTGGTCCGAGGATGAAATTACGTGTGTATGGTCTACCCTTGTTTGGCAGTCTTTTCCTGTAAATCGGAAGATGACTAGTCCAGGGATGACAGTCACTATTCGTCGGGGTGATCCCGACACTCCATACGGTATCTCAGTATCCGTGTCCGACATTAGTTCAATTCTTGTCGATAACACGAAATCACTCGGATACCCACATTGGAATGCGAATGCTTATACTTCTCATGTTGTCTCCCTAGGCTCTCGGTACGATACCGACGTGCTTATAGGAGGTGAGGCCTACGCGTATTCGCAGTCAATGGCTCTGGTTTCGCCTGTTTTTCGCGGAATCATGAGTGTTTTCGACTCGGAAGACGGCATCAATCAGTTCCGCCCCGGCTGGTATCATACCCAGTCAAAAGCGCTCTCTGATGCTCAGCTCCAAATCGGGAAGAACCTTCAAAATGTTCTTCAAGCCCCTGGAATGCTCGACCTATTGGCTGATATCTTTCTAGCCGATGTCCCGGGTACTTTCAAACACCTCTTCGACCCGACTCTTGCTCAGAATTTCCTCGAGCAACTTCGTCGTCTCGCCCTCTTCTTATCGAGTGGGAAGCTTGCCTATGATTTCGCAATCTCGCCTTCGTGGCGCGCGCTAAATGGCATTCTTGGAGGATTTGTTGGTCCGCTTTCGACCGAAGGCTCCTTTTCCATAAAGGGATCAAACCTTTCGTCCGAGGACCAATCTTTCCGGAACTTGTTTCGATTTATGCTTCGCGACCTTAATCTGGTCGAGACAGACATCCGTCGATATGATATAAAGTTTCGGTCTCAGTTGTACACCTCCGTAGAGTACCAGCACCTTGCTTTTCTGCTGGCTACCGGCAATCCTTTGATTGCCTTCGGAGCAGTACCAACCCCCCTTGACATTTGGAAATATGCTCAAGGATCGTTCGCCGTTGATTGGGCGTTGAATGTTGGGCCGTTAATTGACGAGCATCAGCAGTACCTCCAATCGATGACGATGCCATTCCGAATTGGTCATTCGGTTCACTGGCATACCACCTTCAAGGACGGACGGACATTTGAATTTTATGCCCGCTCGACTGAGATGTCGCTTCCTTTAGACCCTCCAGGTGTTACATGGTTACCTGTGAGTACCTTCCATATCAATTCGATACCTCTCGGAATTCAACAACTTTTCCGAAGCCCGATAGATATGACGTTTGGCAAATCTTTTGCCACGTGATTCGAAGATCCATGTTTGGTATATCTATTCGCCCAAGGGTTAGAATACCCTATCTCAGCGCTTTGCGCGAGAGGAACGAACAACATGTCCGTAACAGGAACTCTTTCTGCGCTCCCGACTTCATTTGGGGCCACCATCATCCAGGCTAATGCACTGCTCCTTCAGGCGAACGATTACTCGTTCGTCGATTGGCGCGTTATGCAAAAGCGCATTGACAACCAAGGGCGGAGTAAATTCCGCGGTTTTCCCGGTGGGAAAACGGAAGATCCAAACGTTGTTTTCATGCTGCGAAACGACTTGACGGGTGTGAATACCACCACTCGCACAATCGTCGCGCTCTGGACACTTGCGAAATCGTTCGTCCAAGAAGCCCTTAACACGGCGACTATGGCAACGGCGTCATTCGCTCAAGCGACCGTAATCAATCGTGTCGCATCATGGCACTACGCCGATATCCTCCTTTCTAGTGGTATGACTTACAATCTACCGCTTAACATTGTGACGGAAATCGAGCAACCTGTCAATCCTGAGACCGCGCAGATTCTCGCGATCACCAACTACTACCAGGCTGTGTACGAGAACCTTGCGTTTTCGCTCAAACAGGTAGCGGCGGGCGCTCCCCTTTTCGATCCATACTACGCGGCGCAAGCCGGTCTTATGCCCGTTTAGGAGACGACCGATGGCTTTTCTGTACAAGGACACCTTCGCTTATTCCGTTGCCTGTGATTGTATCAAAGGCTCTAAGAAAACCGAATCCATGGATGCCTACGCGCGACTTGCGCTAGCAGACTTGGTCACCTTGCTATACGAAGCCCCGATTGGTCCACGTTTGAAAACGCGCGAACGTCTCCGGTTTGTGCGTGTTGCGACTCGGCGAATGAGAGATGAATTTTCATCTTCATCGTTCGTCGAGTTTATACAGAGGATGAAGAAGCTTGCGAACGCCTTCCAAAAGGCGCTCCGCTGGTCAGACGAAGGCTTGCTTACCTTCACGATGTCTGATTTTCTTCATACGTCACCCATCTCTCTGATGATGGTGGCTCTCTTGCGAAATCTTGATAATGATCCGATACCTCTTATTCGGTTCATTAATACTTGGCATGAGCACCTTGGAAAAATTGCATATCCGCGTCCTGATCTTCAAGCCGCTGCGGAAGCAGAATGGTTTGAACAGCAAAAAGAGGTCTTCTCGATCTCTGACCCGGATATTTCTCGCTCGATGGACTATGATACGGTCCTATCGCTGCGCACAATCGTTGCGTGGTTGATGTCCGGCTCGGACAGCGCTAACTGGGACATGACGACTCATCGTCGCCATGGACCTGGAAACGCTGTGTTCTCCGACGGCCGTCGAAGCAATGTTCTCGATGACAAAGAACTGGAGATTGAGTATATTCATCAAGCTCAGTCGATAGCACCTGCATATCGTGGACCCAGTCTGGTACACCGCTTCAAAAAGCGGGCCCCTGTTCTTCCACGACCATACAATGCTGTCTATGCCAACGTTGAGAAAGACAACGGTTCTCGTCGATCGATTACTCAAGAGCCCGCCGATATGATGATGGCCCAACAAGCCGTGAAACATCATATCTATAGCCTTACTGACAATCGGAAGATACATCTGGGTCGATTCGTAACCTTTACGGATCAAACACCTTCTCAGATTGCCGCTATGTCAGGATCGGTTTTTGATCCTTCGGACTCGTCTCTCGCTACGCTCGATTGTAAACGAGCGTCCGATCGAATTTCTTCTGATTTGGTCGCGTTTGTGTTTTCTGGCGATCTTCTCCATAAGCTCATGGCATTACGAACATGGGATGTGGACGCCCTTGAACCCGACGGTAAGGGAGGTTTTAGAGTAACCCGTACAGTCCAACTGCGTATGTACGCAGGTATGGGGTCAGCCTGTACCTTCAGCGTTCAGTCTATCATCTTCACCGCTATCTGCCTGCTCGGTTGTATTCGAGCTTGGTCGATTAAACGGTATGGTGCGATTGACGATGAGGATGCACTAATCCGCGAGGCGCTTTCGCACTCGTTTCAAAAGTCATCCAAGAACTTCTGGCGATATGGACTTCGCGTGAGGGTATTCGGTGACGACCTAATTGTTCCAGAGATCGCGGTGTCTCATGTTAAAGACATCATGGAACGTGTCGGGCTATTGCTCAACGTTCAGAAATCTTTCTCTGGTTCTGATGCCGTAAGAGAATCTTGCGGCATATTCGCTTGTGCGGGACAAGATATAACCCCGCTGCGGTTTCGAGTTCCTTATTATAATCCTAAGGAACCTGCTGATTTTGCGGTATATGATGCGACACGCATGTATGCGAATCGCGCGTACATCTTTGGCTTCCGCCACCTGTCACGTCGAATTGTACGACGAGCGATTTTACTATCACCGTTTGGAAACGGCGAAAAGCTCGGTCAGCAATGGGCCATGTTGAATGGTCAACGTGAACGCACTTCGGGGTCAAGGATGCGTCAAAGGAACGTTGAGTATTTGAGGCATACAACACCTCAGATGCTCTTTGAGCCTTACCGCGGTGACGTAGACTACGTCGGATTCATCTCCAACAGGAAGAATCGGTTGTCCGAAGGTATCCTAATGGGAGAGGCTGTATCTTATGTCTCCTCCTTTATGGCTATCGTTAAGACAGATCGTATTGCTGAAACAACTCAGGCTTATGTTTACGACATGGCGCTCTCACGAGTCCATGCTGCAGACGAACCTTCGATGTTTCCGCGCATCCCTCGAGGTATCCGCTTAGAGAAGCGAATCGCCTATCTCCCAAATTCGGGGGATCAACGGTGGGCTTGGGCACCC